TGCAGCTAATCAACCTTTTCTAACGGGAGCCCATGGATGTTGAAGGAACGCGACAATTTGCGATACTCAGATCTCTGTCTATTAAAGACAGGACCTAAGTGTGGATCTCTCTCCAGTAGTACTAACTGGGGGGTATCACGGAAGTGTATTGGGACTTATAAGTCCATTGATTCTGTTTATACAGGATCTTTTACACCTGGCATTTTTCGCGTTAATCCTGTCACCATTCGCTCTGGGCAAGGAAGTGTTGCATCTGGTATTATGGCTGGGTGTTCTAGTAGCCATTCCATGCGTGTCACAGGTCCTCTTGCAATTGCGCAAACAGGGCCTTTGAAACAGTATGGTAGCTTTAGAACTGATTTAAAGAGTATATCGGATAACCGATGCCTCTCTAAATTAAACCAAGCTGATACGGATGCTGCGATCTTCTTAGGTGAGCTTGGCCAAACTTTGGCTATGCTCAAGAATCCGTTACGTGGGTTGAATGACTTTCTCCGCAACCGAAATTTGAGGTCTTTATTTACCTTGTCTAGTAACCAATGGTTACAGTATAGATATGGTATATTACCTTTTCTTTCGGATATACGTTCTGCAATCGAACTTTACAACAGATGTTGTGAATCGATTGATAACCGTATGCGTAGATGTACTGCTGGTGCAAGTGATACGTCAACTACTAGTACAGTATTTGACGATTACTTTGTCATCAACATAGCATTCAACTGGCGGCGAACTGTAGTTACTACGCATACTAGTCATAGTCATGCGTATTACAATGTCCTAACAAACGATTTAGCTGCACGTGATCTAGGTTTAAACCTTGGTAACGTTGCTAATGTTGTTTGGGAACTTGTACCCTACAGCTTCGTGGTTGATTGGTTCTTATCTGTGGGTTCATGGCTTAAAGCCCTAAACCCAAATCCTAACTACCGACATCTTGGTGGGTGCACAAGTCAAAAGATTACAATCTCTGAATCAGTAGAGATTTATAATCCAAGACCTCGCATCTCTAATTATTCGGTAACTGAATGGTCCCCAGGAAGTTATTCATGGAGATCAGACACATTAGTTAGGCAGGTAGGATTCCCCACGGTGAGTTCACCGTGGTTAAACAAGGGAATTCTCAATTTTAAGAGAATTCTCGATTCTGTGGCCCTATTATGGGGCCGCTTAAAATAGAGGTATATCCTCAATAACAGAAAGGAGTGTTCTATGCCCCTAAATGGTGCACAGATCATGGCTGGAGCAACAAGTTGCTCAGTCACAGGTGGAAGTTCTAAAACTTTCACCCCGGATGGCCAGACGGTCGCTAATGGTATACACCTTATCGACGCTTCCCAGCCGGATTATCGTATTCGTGAGAATATGACAATCAAGCAGAAAGTCCCAACCATTGATTCTGCTGGTGTGTACTCGAAAGACAAGAAAAGTATCACTATTGTGATACCTAAAATCTTGGAATCGGGTAAAACCGTGTTCAATCTTATAAGGATTGAACGCGAAGTACATCCAGAAAGTACCTCAGCCGAAGCAACAGAATTATTGCTTCAAGGTGCCCAAGTCCTATTTGATAGTGACTTTGCATCCTTTTGGTCTGCAGGCTCTCTGGCTTAACTCCACAGAATTGTGGGAAACTTTAACTCATATGGAGAACACCTATGAGAAGTTTCAATACCGATGTAATTATGACAAACGTCTATTTACATCTGGCGAGGGACCTTTCATTAAATACCTCTAAGGATATCCTCCTTATGGCTTCAGAAGCCATGATCAGTGGAGGTATCCGGAAACTTAGAAGCCTTAATTGGCCTCCGCACCAAAAGATACATGATACTTATTTATATAAGATCCAGTATCAAATGGAAAGTTTCTTTAAGAGGTACCGCTTCAGAGATGATATGTTTACGTCTACGGAATTGGACCGTGCCTCAATACAAAAATTTGAGGATGATCAAATCCGTATCCGTAAGTCTCTTACAGTAACACCTGTTGTAGAAAGGGTGTTAGAAGAGGCCCGTCGCATTTTAACTAATGCGCTAGGTCGTTATGACCTAGAGGAACACATCGAACTCTGTGCGTTTGGGAGGCGAGCCTGTGTTGGTCATCCGTACAAGAAATCTTTCCTGGATAGGAAGTTTCTTGGACCACTCACGGGTTCTCTAGAGCACATAGCTTTCTTTAAAGAGGCATTGAAGAGGGACCCTATCCTCCGAGATGCGATACATAAGTGCTCTCCACATGGAGATCCAATGTATCAGCTGTGTCAGACCTTGTCTCTGTCCCTTGTTCCCAAGAGTTATAAGGCGCTGCGGTGTATTTTAGCGAACACTTTGTTAGGTTCGTTTTACACCACAGGTCTTGGAAAAGTCTTCCAAGATCGCCTTCTAGGGCTTGGTTTGGATATCCGGTTTTTACAACAAAAACATGGATATCTTGCCAAGAAAAGTTCTATAAGTAGGAGTCTAGTTACAGCCGATTTATCGTCTGCATCTGATTCAATCACTTTAGAGCTTTTGAAACGTATTCTCCCTCCAGATTGGTACACAGCCGTTGTATATGGACGCATCGATCAGGTAGTACTACCTGATAAGCGTACGATACAAATGAGCAGTGTTATCACTATGGGTTTGGGTCATACGTTTCCCTTACAAACTCTAGTTTTCTATAGCCTTTTGAGAGCTATAGCGAACTTGTTGAAGAAACCGGCATACATATCTGTCTATGGTGATGACCTGATTTACAGTCATCATTTGCATAAGTATGTAAGTGCGGTTTTTCCGCATTTGCATCTTAAACTTAACATGGACAAAACGTATGTTGAAGATTTCTTCAGGGAAAGCTGCGGTAGTGATTACTATCGCGGTTCTGATGTTCGTCCTTTCAGTTTGGAAGGTGAACATCAGCTGCTCCGTGGACGTAGGGCGTCTTGCTTTTTGTACAAAATTCTCAACGGACTCTTACACAGGTGGGATGAGGTCGAAATACCTCTTACCGTAAACTACCTGTTAAGTACCCTTTTGGGTCTTGACGGAATAGTATTACAAGTACCACCTAGTTTTCCTGTAACTTCGGGATATAGGGTAAGTATACCTAGAAAGGATTTATCCTTTGCTAAGGTAACTTACAATATTCAAACTGGTTTATTCCGGTTTAAATATCTCCATACCAGTACGAAAGATCGTCCTGTTCTGGAGCAATACCCTTATTACTGGGAGAAACTTCGTTGTTCGGTGAATAACGAAGTTTCAGAGCCTTGGGATGATGAGTTAGATGAACCAATTCTAAAGTGGGTGCGAACTTCGTACCCCCTCAAGAATTATCGATCCAAAATAACGGGTCGTAGACTTCATAAACTCATCGCTTGCACAAAAGACAAAGGCCTACCGGCACCGAGTCGACAGACAGGTCTAACCTCAAGTTGGACCTAAGACTGCCTTTGGCAGTAGGGTTAATCCCCG